ATTGAAAAAATTAAAGTTGGTTTCTTGATGTGGACTAAAGCAGGAGGTGTAGTAAACAAAGGTTTATTAAATAGAAGATTAGCTGAATACAACGAATATGCTAAAATTGCGTAACACACTTTCAACTGTATTTGGAGCGATTGTAGCTATTGCAAATGCTTGGGTGACTATTGACTGGGATAATTTTATTTGGTCTATAAATACTTGCATTAAGCTATTTCTTTCGGCTTTAATTGCTTTAGGTGGTTATATGACAACCATTAATCGTAAGCCTTTGAATAAAAGATAATTGCATTTGCTAAAATAATTAGTAATTTCGACAAAAAAACTAATATGTACAGACCCAGACTATCCGAAACTGAATATAACCAATATCAGTTAAAAAAGCTAACAGACAAAAGAACTTATAAACTATTTGTATTTTCTGACCCTCACGGTTGGCTTGCAGACCTTAAATGTTTACGAGTAATCAACAACATTCTACAACACAATAAGTTTGATGAAGTCTGTATCAACGGCGATATAGTAGATTTACCTTTTGTTTCTAAACATACCAATAAACTTTTTATGGAAGGTATTTTAAACGGCTACAACGAGGTAGAAGAATTTAGATATACCGAAGAACAAATCCTTAAGCCTTTAAGATTAAGTACAGATGCAAAGATTACCATAAGAACTGGCAATCACGATGAACGAGTTACAAAGCCTTTTTTATTATCTAAAGGTCAATTAGCAAGATTAGCCATACTTTATAAACATTTTGAAAGTACCAAGTTTGAAGAGATGCTGCACCTGGCGGAGAACGATATGGTTTATGACCCTACAGATGTGTTTAATTACTTTGATATTTTTGATATTACACACGGTTTATCTTTAACAAAGAACGCAAGTGAGAAAAATATAATTGAGTATTGGGGTTCAGGTTGTACAGGACACAGTCACAGGCTTGGAATGCGATACATTAGAAATAGGCATAACATAAATGCTTGGTTTGAAGTTGGATGTACCAGGTTAATGGAAGCAGTCGAGTATTTACCAACAGGTAAAATTGCTGATTGGTGTCAAGGGTTCCTTGAGGTTACTTTTAAAATAGATGGCGACAAGGTTTTGTTCTTTGCACAACCACACGCAATAATAGATTATAAATGTGTTTATAACGGTGTTTTATATGGAGAATAAGGAAGAAGAAGTATTTGATATGACTGATGGCGAGATTTTAGAGGAACTAAAATTCTTTGTTTATTTTCTTTTTGAATTAGAAGAGAAATCACTACTTTTATTCCCAAGTTATAAGACCTTAACACAAGCAAGGTTAATTAAAATGATAGACACCAGGTTAGATTTTTTAGATTATGAACAAGACGAAGAGTGAGATATTAGTAGAAAGATTAAAAGAATTATACAAAGAAATAGAAATTATTAGAAGAGAATTAATAACTGAAACCAATAAAGAAAAACTAAAAGAAAAACAAAATGAAAAGTATCGAAGAAATTAACCATTTAGAAAATTGTGAATGTACTGAAGTATGTACTAATTGCACCATTAAATATCAATTTAAACCTATTGAATTAACTGGGTCTGATATAGCTGATATAGTTACAAAACCTAAATACTACAAAGTAGAAATTAAAGGTGTTCCTGTGGATGTGATTGATATAGCAAACGCTTACAATTTATCTTTTATGAAAGGTAACGCTATTAAGTATATTTTAAGAGCAGGTAAAAAGGATTTATTAGTACAAGACCTTAAAAAGGCTATCGAATGCTTACAAAGAGAGATAGAGTATGAAAGCGGTAAGTAGGATAATTACTTTATTTTGGTTAAATTTGCGAAAGGATAATAATATATCTTTAAATTATGGCAAAGAAATTAAAAGAAATAAGCGAAGACTTAAACGAAGTAATAGAAATAGTAGAGGTTAATCCTTTAACAATTTCCGAGTGCTGCAAAGCTGAATACATATCTTCAGGAAGCAAAGTCTATTGCTCAAAATGCAAGGCAGACTGCCGTTTAGAAAGACAAAAGAAACTAATTAAATTATGGTCGCCAAAAGGATAATTTTAGGATTGGTAGTAATTTTACTACTATCTTCTTGCAAGTCTAAAAAACTGGTAGAAACTACAAAAGTGGATTCTGTTGTAACTATCGTTCAAAAGGTCGAATTAGCAACTGATTCCAGCGATATAGAAACTACTGAAGAAATAGCTTATATTTTTGACACATTAGTAAACCATCAGGTTACACCTTTAGAAGCTATTAGAGGCGATTACAAGCACAAACTAAAGGCAATCCATATAAAGAGGCACATTAAGGAGCGTAAGCGCTTACAGAGCCTTAAAATCGATAAGAAAGAAAACAAGGCTATAAAGGTGGATAAAACCACTATTCAAGAAGAGAAGCCAAAAGGAAATAACACTTTACTCTATTTATTGGGTATTGGAGTGGTTGTTTACCTTATCCTAAAAAAACTTTAAAATTATTCTCTTTGATTATCAGCGAGTTATGATTTATTTATAGCTTTTTGTAAAAAATGTTTTGGATATTAAATCTTAATTAAGATATTTGAATACCGAAACAAACCAACGGTACTAAAATTATGAATACTTCAACAACAATCACGGTAGAAAATGTATTTGAGCAAATAGCTTTTATTACTAAAATGAAACTTATTAAGCAAGGTGTTTTACCTGCTGATGCTAATGATTTAGCGATTGAATTCGTAAAAGAACAAGGAAATCAAATTATTAACAATATATCTAAAAATAATAATAGATAAAGAAACGATTTGGCTAATCACCAAATAGTATGCCCAATACGATAAGAAATGGTGTGATAACCATATGGGCTTGATGATAGAGCAAGGTTCTATTTAGATTGACTATCTATTAGCAAAAGTTTATTCCTAACCTATAAATAGGGACAGCCACAACACCTGCAAGTTGGATAAATTAGGGTGTTATTTAAAACCAAAGCAATGATAAACTATCCACAAGAGCAATCATTTGAGCAAGGCTTAAAAGATGCAATCAACAAGCTAACTAATCAGCTACCAGGTGTACAAAAAGACCCTTACAAGTCAAGACAAGTACACGCACGAATCCAAGTATTTAAAAGAGCCTTACAATTATTAGATGATTTACCAAAAACAACAAGCACTACAAATTAAGTCGCTGGGCATAGGGGAGACTATGCAAGTAGACAAACGAGAAGGCAACCGAATCCGAGCCTTACTATCGTATTACAAAACTTATAACGGCAAGACTTACTCTTGCAAAGAATTAACCAAAAATTGTTTAACCATTACAAGAAAGAAATGAAAAAGCTAAAAAATCCAATTATCCAAGATATTAACATAGTTGAAATAGACTATCAAAACACCTATTACACCGAATATACCGATGGTTTTATTGTTTACCACCATAGATTCAAACAAGCAGACCTACGCTTTTGGGTATTAGAAAACTACGATATTTCAAGAGGTCAAGTTAAAATTGAGTTAGACCCTACAAGTATGGAGCAGGCAGAGAATCCAATTTACTTTACTCAAGATGTAGAAGAGTTTATTAACGAGAATTACGAAGAATTGATTTTAGCAATCTTAAAACAACCAGTGCTGGCTTGTCAATCTACTTTAGGTAGTGCTATTTATAACATTTGTAGACCACGATAATGAGCATTATAACCGTACACAAATTTATTAATAATCCACCGAAGGAAAGTAAGTTGGATAAATTAAAAAGGCTTTATAGACAAACTTTAGAAGATGGTAATTACTGCAAATCAGTCCAGGCAATGTATCTTATAAATAGAGTTAAAGAAGCTGAAATACAAAGTGTTACTAACGATTACGAGCTACATTTATCGAAGCAAATAATTAAAAATAATTACTTAAATTTAATTAAATAATTAGTATCTTTAAAAACCAAAACTTAAAACTATGTCATTACTCAAAATTCAATCGGAGCTAAAAGCACCTAAAAATCAATTCAATTCCTTTGGGAAATACAAGTATCGTTCTACGGAAGATATATTGGAAGCAGTAAAACCTTTATTACTTAAGTACGGATGTACTATGATAATATCGGATGCTATTAAAGAAATAGGCGGATTAATCTTCTGCGAAAGTTCTGTTGTACTAACGGATAAAGATGGTCAAACTTTTATATCTTATGCTTCTGCTGGTATAGACCCAAACCGCAAAGGTATGGATATTAGCCAGTCTTTTGGAAGTTCAAGTTCATATGCACGAAAGTATGCTTTATCAGCTTTATTTCTTTTGGATGATACCAAAGATGCTGATGCAACAAATATGCACGATGCAGTCAAAATGGTAGAAGAAAAATTAAAACCAATATTAAAAGTAGGCACTGAATTGTTTGACAAATGCAGAGCAGGTTATCTAAAGGATGCAAAGAATTTAATTGCTATCCAAGAAAGATATTCAATGAATGATGAAACTTTTGAAGCACTAACTGCAAAATGAAATACTTTAAAGCAAGACCGAGTTCATTAGGGAAAATAATGAGCAAGTCAAAAAAGCCAGGCGAATTGTCGCAAACTTGCATAACTTATCTTAAGGAATGGTATGCTGGAGACAAAGAAGAACTATCTTCCAAGTATTTAACCAAAGGTATCTTATTAGAAAACGAAGCTATTGAGTTTGCATCTAAAGTATTATACGGTGGTATTAAAGCCTATAAGAACGAAGATATTTACGCTAACGAGTGGTTAGTAGGTACTCCCGATGTAATACTTGAGAACTCTATTATTGACACCAAATGTGCCTGGAATAGAAAAACATTATTAGATTCAGCTTTAGAACTTGATACAAATTACCAGTGGCAATTAATCGGATATATGTTTTTGTGTAATAAAGACTACGCTACTCTATTCTATTATTTAGGTGATACTCCTGCTGCTGCTAATTACGGTGTCAAAGTAAGCTATTCACATTTAGAAGACTTTGAACGGTGGGTAAGCTACGAGTTTAAAAGAGATTTAGACAAAGAGCAAGAGATTATAGACAAAGTAGAACAATGCCGAGAATGGCTAAAGAATTACGATGCCGAGATACAGGCAAAATTAGGAACAAGAATTATAACCCTTTAAAAAAAATAAAATGGCAACAATTATCAACGCATCTATTGATGTAACAAAAATTGACAGAACAAAATTAATCAAAGAAAAGTATTTAAACCTATCTATTATCGTAGATGACAAGAACGATAAGTTCGGTAACAATGTTTCAATTACTTTAAGCCAGTCTAAAGAAGAAAGAGATGCTAAAGCACCTAAAACTTATATGGGCAATGGTAAGGTAGTATGGGGATTGGGTAAGTTAGAAGAAACACCTAAAGAAGACAATAGTTTACCCTTTTAATTAAAGAAATTGGTGCTGCTGCAAGCGTTCTTTTTGCACCAAAGATAAGAGGTGTCTGCGCAATATTAGGGGAAAGTTTTACAATTTTAGCAGAGATTAACACCCAAGTGCTAACGAGCAGCGTTAGTATTTTAAAATTATAAGAGATGGATTACATAGAAGATTACCAAACAAATAACATAACCATTCAAGACTTAAGTAAAAAGTATAATATCTCCGAGAAGCATATTAGAAAGGTATTTAAGGCAAGAGGTGTTAAGACAAAGCATAACCATATTAAAAAGGTAACGGTTAAAGCAGATAAGCTATTTCCTATCTTTTTAGCAGATTACCTGGATAATGGCTTAAGTATGCAGCACTACGCTGATAAGTACGGAATAAGCAAATTTGCCTTAACATTAAGATTAGAAAAATACTTTAAATTACGAAGAAAATAGTTATATTTGCAATGTATTAAGTATCTAATAGGAAGTAGAGAGCCTGTTAGATATTACCTAATGGTTATATTATAACCTGAAACCTATCGTAACTCTCTACCGATGGGTTTCTTTTTTTTACTCAAATGAATACATTTTATTTTTCGCACGATTATACCGCCAGGAGCGATATAAAAATCAAAAAGCTAATAGCTACTCAAGGTATGCTTGGCTATGGTATCTACTGGTCTTTAGTAGAAGATTTATACCACAACAATAACAAATTAGAAGACAATCCAGCAATACTTGCTTACGATTACCGATGCACCGTTGAAGTTATTAAATCTGTCATAAATGACTTTGATTTATTTATAGTTAAAGATGGGTATGTAAGTAGTAATAGTATACAAAAAAGGTTGGATGAAAGGAATGATAAAGTAACTAAAGCTAAACAGTCTGCAAGTAAAAGATGGGAAAACAAGGCTAAAAATGCGGATAATATAGAAACGCAATGCGACCTTGATGCGAACGCAATGCGAACGCAATGCGATGGCAATGCTATAAAGGAAAGTAAAGTAAAGGAAAGGAAAGTAAAAGAAAGTAAAGATATAAGTAAATTTATTCCTCCTATTGTTGAAGATGTTTTAAATTACTTTGAAGAAAATGGTTACTCAAGAGAAGTAGCAAATAAGGCATACCATTATTATAATAATTTAGGCTGGAAAAATAGCAAAGGAAATCAGGTAGTTAATTGGAAAAATACTATGATGAATAACTGGTTTAAAGATGAGAATAAAAAGAAAGTACAAGCACCTATTATTCCTACATTTTACTACTAATGGAACATAACAACGATTTTAAGTTTGACCTTGAGTTTGGAATTTTAGGCGAAAAACTATTAGCTGAAATATTTACTAATAAAAAAGTAGAAGTTAAAAGAGATAAAATAGCTTTTAGTACAGGCAATTTAGCAGTCGAATACGAATCAAGAGGTAAGCCTTCAGGAATAGCAACTTCTCAAGCTGAATGGTGGTGTTTTATTTTATCAGGCAAAATAGAAGATAAAATCATTATTATTATAGAATTAGAAAAATTAAAAGATATTTGTAGGATAGAATTTTTAGCAAATAATATAAAAGAAATGGGGGATAATAATACTTCTAAAGCAGTCTTAATCCCAATCAAAAAATTAAACACCTACTAATGGACTTTATAAAACAATATAGCGATGTACAAGGCGAATTAGATTCGTTATATGATACAGGATTAATTAAAGGAGAAACGATAGGCTTCCAGGATGTGGATAAGCTAATATCCTTTAAAAAAGGTGCAACTTCTTACATCTACGGAACTCCAGCATCAGGCAAATCGGAATTTTGGTGGGAATGCCTAATAAACTTATCAAAAAGTAAAGGATGGAAGCATTTAATCTTTAGTCCCGAAACGGGAACGCCAGCAGAAATATTTGCAGAAATAATTCATAAGTGGGCAGGTAAACCATTCTTTGACCTTGATGGAAATAAGTTACAAAGACTTACTAAACAAGAAATGTACAGGTATGCATCAGAAGTTAGCCAATATTTTTACATTATGGATTTAGGAGTTAAAGATATAACATTAGATGATTTTCACGAAGCAGTAGAGAAATACGGAGTAAAGTTTGATACAGTTACAACAGACCCTTTTAATGAAGTTAAGCACGATTTACACGGAGAGCAAAGAGATATGTATATGGCTCGGGTATTAGGTAAAATTAGAATGTATGCAAGAGAATATAATTACCATCATACCATTATTATGCACATAGCAAGGGAAACAGGCGCAAAGGTAATAGATGATGCAACAGGAATTAAATATTATCCACCAGCAGACCCAAGATTTATAGATGGTGGTGAAACATCCTTTAGAAAGGGAGAACAAATGATTTGCGTATGGAGACCACCTTTTGGAGTTTCTAAAGATGGAAACCCTTATCAAGGTAACGAAGTAAAGATTATTGTACAAAAGACTAAACCAAAAGGCATAGGAGAAGTAGGCGAGGCTACTTTATTTTTCGATAAGTGGAGAAACTGCTATTATGAAGAAATAAACGGAAGTAAGAGTTATGCAGGAAATTATGTTAAATTTGAAAAACCAACTATTTTACCTTTTTAAACCAAAACTATGGAAAACAAAGAAAATCAAACAGCATTACAACAAGCATTTAATGAATTAGAAAAAATGCATCCAAATTTATTTAATATTTATTCTGAAGATGGCAGGAACTTTATTAATCACTTTCACAAGTTTTTAGCAATAGAGAAGCATCAAATAATGAAAGCATATGATATGGGCAACCAAAATCAATATGATAAAATTAATATTAAAGATTATTTAAATGTTAATGAAGAAGAATATTACAAAGAAACATATAAATAGATGACCCTACAAGAATTTGCTAAACATTCGGAAGCCAGGCTTTTTAGTTTAGAATTATTTGAGCAATTACCAATTCATAAGCTATCTTCGCAGTATTATGTGGATGCTTTAAGAGAGATAATTAATTTAATTAACCCAGTGCAGGACAAAAAATTTATTTTAAGTGATGAGAAAGTTACACGAGTTAAGTGAGCCATTAAAAGCTATTTTGCAGGATGAATTAGAAAAAAGAATTCCAAAGACTGATTTTAGACAAGCTACTTTGTTTAGAATAGCAGATTTACTTTTAGTTATGCAAATAAAGCTAATAGAGGCTAATAAAACTAAATTAGACAGTAAGACCTACAAAGACAACCTTAATGCTTTAGAAACGCTTAATTTAGCTTTTGTGATGATAACTGATTTAGAAGGAGAAAATTCTTTATTAAGGAACGAATTATTAACTTTGAGGCACGAAGCGGAAATAATTATAGCAGAATTGACTGAAAGAGTTAAAACGCTGGAGATGATAGATGATTTATAAACCAAACCAATATGATAAAAGAAATATTAAATCTGTTTAAACCTAAAGTAAAAGCAGTAACTCAAAATCCACAGTTTAAAGAAGTTGAATGGGCATTTCAATTTAATGATGATGAGCCAATATTATTTCAAAGACCAAATAACAAGGAAAAATATTTGTGCATTATTGTTCGTAATAAGTTAAAATCAAAATATGTTTTTAAGGATGACAAAGGTAATGAGTTTAAAGTATTTGCAAGGGCAAGAACATCTGAAACATTTAACAAAGATGTATAGGTGGGATTGATAAGATTTAACACCTGCAATATTTACAAAGTGTGTAATGTCCTGTTTTTTAACGAATTAACTGGACAAAGTGAATGAAACTTTACTAAAAATTCATACAAACATTTAACAAGGCAAAAAAACAATTAACAAATTATAAACTTAAACAACAAACAAAATGGAAAAACAAACAGAAATGTCAGTAATTACAGGATTAGGAGTTAATGATGGAACACCAAAAATTGGTGTAATTAAAGGATTAGCAGTTAGTAATAGAGCACCAAAAATTGGTGTAACTAAAGGATTAGGAGTTAGTAATGGAGCACCAACATCAGCCACAACAAACAAAATGAAACGTATTTTAAGAATTTTAGTAGGTATTACATTAGGTATAATCCCAATGTTATTAGCAACGTGGATATGGTTATTTGACAGCAATAATGAAACTTGGAGTGAAAGTGTCGGTAAATATACTTGGTATTTAGTTAGTGGAGATTGGGATGAATTACCTGAATAAAAAAACAAAATGAAAAAAGTATCAGTAAATGGTAAAATAGGATTCACAACATCCGTAATACCACACAGAAGTGGTAAGTATCCAATATGGTTTGAAAAGTCAGACGGGGTAGTATTTGTGCATAGCAATAAAGTTAAATTCTTATAAGTGGACAAAATGGAAAAACAAACAGCAGTAGAATGGTTAATTGACCAAATATTAGTTGAATATGATACATATTTTAATGAAGAAGGAGATTTAGTTGATAAGCCAATTAATCAATTTTTTAATGCTTATAAAAGTAGTGTTAATTTAATAGAATATGTTAAACAAGCCAAAGAAATGGAGAAGCAACAAATCATCAATTGCTATAATCAATCGTGGCATTTTAGAGATAAGCCATACGAAACAGCAGAAAAATACTACAACGAAACATTTGGAAAGCTATAATATGACAAACAAAAGAAAATAGTAAGCCTTTAGATTGACTTTGGAAAATAATATCTAATTTTAGTCTTATGGTGGAAAAAATAGGCGCAAAGCAAGAAAAATAGGCGTAATAGTGGAATAAAATAACTTTGTAACTCAAAAGTGAGCCGTATTTATACGAATTGATACGAATAATGAGCTTTAAAAATCCCAAAATGGGAACTTTTGTAACTTTAATGACAACTTATGAGTTTAATCTTTGTAATATTAGCAGCATTCTGCAATTCAGTAATGGACACATTAAGTACCAGGTATTATGTTTCTATATTTGGAAACTTTAAGAATAGACAATTTTGGGATTGGAATATGTCCTGGCGAAACAAATGGCAGTGGGGCGAAAAAGAAAATGGCGAGAAGTTTTTTCTATCTTCAACTATGCTATCGTTTTTAACGGATGGTTGGCATTTATTTAAAGCCTTGATGTTATTGTTTATTTCTTTAGCTATTGTAACTTACAAACCTATCTTTGGCTATTTTGATATAATTCTATTCTCTATTATTTGGGGAGTAGTTTTCGAGATGTTTTACACTAAAATTCTTTTAAAATGAGTACAACAATCTTAAAAAAGAAGTTAGATACTATTTTTTCTATTTACATAAGACTAAAATATGCTGATGAAGACTTGAATGTTCAATGTTTTACTTGTGATAAAATCTATCCTTATAAAAAAATGCAGAATGCTCATTTTTGGAGTAGAACTCATTTGTCTACAAGATGGGATGAAGAAAACTGTTATCCTGGTTGCTACGGTTGTAATGTCGCTAAAAATGGTAATTACATTGTATATACATTAAGATTGCAAAAA